TCTTTTTTTCCCCACTCATGGCGACACTGTACCCGAAATAGCCTCCGCCTCCGCCTTCGCCCGACTCGTCAGTTGCCGTGATCTTTTCAACCTGATTCCAAGACGAATCAGCAACATCATAGGTATAGATATAAGCAGCCTCGTTTTTCATCGCCCCCACGATAACGTTCGTTCCGTCCCTATTCATGTCGACGCTCCACCCGAAATTGTCATTATCCTCCTTATCATCTGCAAAGATCTTTTCAACCTGATTCCAAGACGAATCAGCAACATCATAGGTATAGATATAAGCAGAACCGTGGCGGTAGGTGGGGGAAGATCCCGCGCGCGCCCCCACGATAACCTTCGTTCCGTCCCTATTCATGGCGACGCTCCACCCGAAATAGTCCTTATCCTCCTTATCATCTGCAAAGATATTTTCAACATGATTCCAAGACGAATCAGCAACATCATAGGTATAGATATAAGCAGAACCGGCGTCACTATCACCACCCGGATGTTCAAAGGGCGCCCCCACGATAACGTTCTTTCCGTCCCCACTCATGGCGACACTGTACCCGAAACGGTCTAAACTGTTTCTGTTCAGTGCCATGATCTTTGTACCCTCATCCCAAGACGGACTATTATAGGTATAGATATAAGCAGAACCGGTCCGATAATCACTATTATCATCACTCGGATCCTCGTCGGGCGCCCCCACGATAACGTTCTTTCCGTCCCCACTCATGGCGACGCTCCACCCGAAATGGTCATTATACGCCTGATCAGATGCCTCGATCTTTTGAACCTGATTCCAAGACGAATCAGCAACATTATAGGTATAGATATAAGCAGAACCGGCGTTACCATAATTACCCGCATCCTCGTCGGGCGCCCCCACGATAACGTTCTTTCCGTCCCCACTCATGGCGACGCTCCACCCGAAATGGTCATCATCATCCTTATCAGATGCCGTGATCTTTTCACCCGCATCCCAAGACGCCCCATCAACATCATAGGTATAGATATAAACAGAACCGGCGTTATTAACATCACCCGGATCTTCATAGCGTGCCCCCACAATAACCCTCGTTCCGTCATCACTCATGGCGACAGTCCACCCGAAATAGTCATGCGTGTCTCTTTCCAGTGCCACGATCTTTGTATCGTACCCAATCCATGGTTCCGGTTCCGGTTCCGGTTCCGGTTCCGGTTCCGGTTCCGGTTCTGGTTCCGGTTCCGGTTCCGGTTCTGGTTCCTGTATTAATACAGGTGTAGGATCAAATGTAGGTTGTGCTATACTTACACGCGAAATAATTCTGTTACATTTATTATGTTTAGTAGCATTATTAATTAGATTTGATACTTTTATTTTACATACATTAATATTATCAATTTTTGGTTTTTCATAAACATCGCATTTTAAACAATTCTTCTTATCATATCTTGATGGGGTATTGTCTCCCATAATTTATATAATATAATTATATTATATAAAATAAATGAAATAAATGAAATAATACTGCGTTTTAAGACATTGGTAATGGTCTTTGATTTTTTTCAATTACTAATGGATTCGGCATAAAAAGTGGAACTCGTTCAAAAAATTTGCTTGTTGGTAATGTTTTAAGTTCAGGTTTTGCTGGTGTTCTCTCGTTAACTAAATTTGTTGAGTTAATACCAAAGAGGGTAGATTCTATTTCAATAGGATTACGTGATAACATATCCCTGGGTAAAAAACTGGGTCTATAAATAATATCTGGCATAGTCGTTTTATGCGCTTGTCCATATTGTGAATGTTTATATGAATCATAATCTCTTGCTAAAGAATAGCCTTTTTGTTCAAGATTATAATTACCTTTTGTATTTTTATTTCGTGTAGAAGTCATATGTATATATATTATAAATTATAAATTATTAATTAATATACGTTTATTTTCATTTGTAACATTTTCGTTATCATTATTTAAAATATTACAAATAGACATATGTGTGAAATCAAATAATTCATATTTAAATAATAATTTAAATAATGTTAATTCATCGTCACCCAATAAAGTTATCATCATTTCTAAATTTTTAGATTTTTTAATATTACTAATAATATCATTAATAACGGTATTATCTTTTATATTTTCATATAAAGTTTTCATTTTATCATTTATAATATCATCATCCCAATTTTCGCTTTCAAAAGCTTGTAAAAATTGGATTCTATATAATTGTTCACTTTCAGATTCGTTCTCTATTAATTTATAAGTGCATATAAAATCAGCACAATACATATAATTTAATAAATAAATTATTATTTAAATTATATTAAATTAATTGCTTATTATCTTATTATCATATTATCTTATTATCTTATTTTGATAATTCACGCGAAGGAACACCTCCTCTAACCCAATTTTTATCAGCAACGCCCTCGACAAGATTGGCCGGGTTTGAAATAGTATTTTTTAAAGAATTAACTAAAGGTGTTTGATTGCAGTCCATATAAGCGGTTTCGCTTAAAGGATTTGCTGTTTTTCTGCTGGAATTTAAATCTCCGTGAAGAATTTGCGATTCAACATCAATATTACCTTTGCCTCTTCCTAAAAATGGAACAGACATGAACTGTCTCTCGTCTAAAGTAATTTTACATCCAGGTTTTGTTAAACCAGATAAAAATAACATGGAATTTTCATTAATATTGTTACCCCCATGCGAGATTTGATTGCCTCCGGTGAAATTCATAAATAATTGTCCGGCAGCAAATTCTACATGATCGGATGCTGGACAATTGGGACGAAAGTTGTCTAACATGTGTGTTGCATGTGCGGAATTTTGAATATTTCTTTGGCTATTATCACATAAATCATTTCCTAATCTACTAGGTTGATGAAATGAATAGTCGTACATATTTGTCATTTATATATTTGCTTAATATATTTTTTTATTTAAAATATAATAATTACAATTTATAATAATTATAATAATTACAATTTATAATATAAATAAAGTATATTAATTTTTCGCCCATCTATGCGGTAAGTTTTTACTGCAAGCAAGTGTGCTTCCTTCTTTGCACGAGGGCATATCGCCATAGCAAAAATCGGCGAATGATTTTTGATCATTGGGAATCTGGGTATTTGGCATAGGATACCAAGAACGCATGGATTGATCAAAGTTTATACTATCTCCTAAATCTTTAAATAGTTTATTTTCGATTTCAGGATCTCCAAAATTTTTAATAATCATATTTTTGGCTTCTTGATTTATTTTTTCTTCAACTACAGGATTAAAGGAAGGTGCAGCTGTTTTACGCGTAGGATTATCTTGATACTCGGTTAACATAACATTCATTAGTGGATTTTTTCTTGTCGGTTGTGTAAAATTATGTTTTATACTATTATATATTGACGGGTTAGTAAATGCTTCGTTTGTTAAATGTTGTTTTTTTGTATTTTTTAAACATTTTGTTTTATGTAAAAAAATAATTACAAATAATGTTATAAAAAAAGAGATAATAAATTTAATATTTTTTGTTACCATATATCCAATAAACGATAATAGTATTACAAGTCTTGTAATTGAATTAAGTTTTTCAGTCTGAGACATATTTTTTGTAGGCCATAAATGTAAAATACTATTTTTATTCATTAAAACACTCGGATTATTTAACCAAAATTGTGTCATTATATATATGAAAAGGATTTTTATTTGTTAATCTTTTTTCTTTTTCTTTTTTTTCTTCTTTTTTTTCTTATTATTGTTATTATTTGATGGCGCATCGTTAACAGATGATTTTTCGTATTTTTCACCTGTAGAAAAAATAAAATTTTCAATACCCTCTTCATTTAAACCCTCACTTGATAATAATTGTTCGATTGCCTCATTAGCGGCCTTAGTTGCTAATTCTAATTCATCTTCATTAAAATCTCGGGTTTCGCCATTTTCATTGCTTTCACCAGAATTATTAACCTTGCTTTTCATACGCTCGCGTTGTTTTGCTAATTTAATATTACGCTGTAAATGAGCCTGCATGGCGTTAACATTGAGTTTTGAATTTCCTCCGCCCATGCCACCCATACCACCCATGCCGCCCATGCCAGCCATATTACCAAACATATCTTGTAGATTGGACATACCAGGCATATCTTTCATTTTATTTACTATTTCCCCGGCTTCTGCTAATAGTTCACTTTCTTTTAACTCGCCCGATTTAAGTTTTTCATCTAATTTACCTCCTACTTTTTGAACTAAATTCATTAATTTATTTGGTTCCTTTAATAAGTTTTGAAATACATCACCAACAGATGATTCATTTTCCATATCGATATTCAAATCTTTGGCGGTTTCCTCGGCAATTTCTTTAGCTAATTTGCCTAATTTACCATCCATCATTCCCGAAACGTGATCGTTAATAAAATTAGCATCAGGTAAATCATTCAAATTAATATTAGAAACATCCTTCGCCCCGCTAATATCGAAACAACTATGCATTTGATTAATGGTTTCCTCTATTTTTGATTTAAAATCATCTTCGTTAATTGCTTCAAATAGTTTTGCCGTATCGCCGAACGAACTGCTGTCGGATATATCAGATACGATTGTAAATAATATTAATTGTAAATATTTCCAAATTGTTTCGCGTGTATTGTCGGTAATATTTTCTTTCCAAAGTATGTTAAAGTCTATTCCCGGTAATAATAACAAAGGGGTTTCGTGAGAAAATAATTTGTCGTTTTGATATAATATATCAAAGAATTTTTCCGGATATATATTTAAACAAAATTCTTTTAACTCGCATATGCAGGTTTTAATTTTATCTTCGTCATCGTCATCATTATTTTCGGATTTATTATTATTATTTAATATAAATAATAAGTTATTATCAAGATTTTCGGCAAGTTCTGGAAAAGTTTTCAATAAATCGGAAGTAAAATCATAAAATATTTTTTTTAAATTATTCATAGGGTCTTCCTTGTCGTTCTCTTTATCTTTATCTAATTTTTTATCTGCCATATCTTTTGAGTATTGATTTGCATAATCAGAAAAATTATTGTTTAACGATGAATCGGTTTTTAAATGATTGTCTAAATCTTGCTCATTTAAAGATTTTTCTTCGGTCATAATATATTTTTATTATTTTTATTTTTAAATTAAACTTTGCTTATTATATTTATTGATTATATAATAGACATAATTTTTTAAGATTTTGTAGATATTTTAAAACTTTCTGTTGGTTGTCTTCGCTCATCTCTCTAACAGGATCGCGCAATTTGTCTATCTTTTCAATAATCATAGAAGAGCTACTATTATCTTGTAAGTCTGATTCATAGTTTTTATTAATAAAAAAATCAATATTTTTAGAATCTATTTCCCCACTATATTTATCAATAACATATGTTCTAAAAACTCCAAGCACTAATTTAGGGTTTAATTTCCGAAAACTTATAAAAGAATTCTTGATTGAGACTAAATCACTATTTTCCGGAAACACTTTTATTATATCCTCAATGAATTCTATAAAATGATCATTAAATGTTTTTAATATATGTGATTGATCCATAATATTTAAAATAATGTTATTTTTTTAAATTAATAATTAATAATTAATAATTAATAATTAATACTTAATAATTAATAATTAATAATTAATAATTAATAATTTAAAATTTAAAATTTAATAATTTATAATTTATAATTTATAATTTAATAATTTTTATATATTATTCCTTTCCTTTTCATATTGCTCTAATGTGTTTGAGCCTACTTTATCTGGAGCATAATCATCGGGAGGAGTTTCGATCGTATCATTAATATCTAAGCCAGCGTAATGATGTTGTTGTCTCATACCACCGGTTCCTTTTGCTGACAATTCCTCCGAATTTTGATCTAAGAAACTAAAATTATCAGAAGCAACACCAAAATTGGCACCACCAAAAGCGAATGCCGATGGTTCTCCGTTAAACATGCTGGCTTTTTCCTGCACCTTCTCTTTAATAGGTTGAATATAATTATCGATTTCGTTGCCAAATACAACCCGATTACCTCTGTTAAGCAATAAAAGAGCAGGAACTTTAGTAACAGTAGGAGGTAATAAAATTTCTTGACCATTTTCTAAAATAATATTTGTTACGCCATTAGGTTTCTTTGTTCGCTTATCAATACAGATAAAATGCATGTCATCTTTTATTTGTGATTGTGAAATTGTTTGAATTAATTTTTTAGAATGCTCGCAATAATTGCTATAATAAATAATCATACTCATTATAATTAAATATCTTATTAATATTTTTTTAAACTTAAATTTTTAATATTTTATATGTTGATTTAATTATAAAAAAATGATTTAATTATAAAAAAAAAAGATTTAATTAAAAATTGATTTAATTATTTATCATTATAGATATATAATAAGATGTCAAACCCAATTGTATCTATTATTGAACAGGACGAAGATGAATTAAATTTTAAAATTTCTGATGTAAATGTTAGTATTGCTAATTCTATTAGACGCGTAATATTATCCGAAATACCAATCGTCGTATTTAGAACAACTCCATATGAAAAAAATAATCTTGAAATTATAACTAATACATCGCGCATGAATAATGAACTAATAAAACAGCGGTTTAGTTGTATTCCAATTCATATTAATGATTTAAAATTTCCAATGGAAGATTATATTGTAGAAGTTAATGTTGTGAACGATACAGACAGAATGTTATATGTTACCACTGAAGATTTTAAGATTAAAAATATTAAAACAAACACCTATATGAATAAAAGTGAAAGTAAAACAATATTTCCACCAAATAATATTACCTCTTCATATATCGATGTTATTAATTTGCGACCAAAAATCTCAGATGAAATACCAGGTGAAAGTATTAATATTATTTGCAAACTGGATATAGGTATTTCTAAAGAAGATAGTGCTTTTAATGTTGCTTCGACGTGCTGTTATGCAAATACTCCAGACGAGATAAAAATTAATGACGAATGGAATATTAAAGTAAAGGATTTGGATAAAGAAATGGATAAACAGGAAATAGAAAATTTGAAAAAAGATTGGTATAATTTGGATGCCAAAAGAATCGTAATTAAAGATTCATTTAATTTTAAAATAGAGACGGTTGGACAGTATGACAATTTAACTATTGTTTTTAAAAGTTGTGAAATAATGATAAATAAAATACAGAAACTAAATGATGATTTACAGAGTAACGAGAATTTAATAAATGAATCCAATAATAATATTAATAATTGTTTTGATATCACTCTTGAAAATGAAGATTACTCGTTGGGCAAAGTAATCGAATTTATGTTATACAATAAATACTATAAACATCCCAGCAAAAATCCGAATGGTATATTAACATTTTGCAGTTTTAATAAACATCATCCGCATGATACTGATAGTATTATAAAAGTTGCTTTTTCGAGTAATAAAAATAAATTAGATGTGATACAATTGATAAGTGATGTCTGTAGTGAAAGTATTATCATATATGAAGGAATTGCTTCCAATTTTAAGAATTAAAATTATTTAATATAAATATTTAGTATAAATGATTTTTACTAAAAAATTAGTTGAAAAGACCATTTGGTTTTCATTGATTATGCAATTAATTACAAGTTTCATACCAATACATGCGTTTTTTATTAAACTTCCAGAAAACGATAAAATATTGGGCGACATACTGGGATTAGAAACAATCGTGCAGTTTGTTGAAATGGTATTCTATGTTTGGATTGCCAGTTCTGTTTTAAATGTTAATAAAATGGCGTCAAGAAGATATATAGATTGGGTTATAACGACACCAATGATGCTTCTCTCCACAATAATGTTTATGAAATATAAAGAAACCAAAGAAACCAAAGAAACCAAAGAAACCAAAGAAACCAAAGACGATGACGATTTAGATAAAAAACCGTTAACTACCAAGAATTTTTTGACAGATAACAAAGAAAATATTTTCTTAATAGTTGGATATAATTTACTGATGTTATTATTTGGATACTTAGGTGAAACAAATGTAATTTCAAACTATATATCAATACCCATTGGTTTTATCTTTTTTATAAAATCGTTTGAAGTTATTTATAAAAATTATGCCAATAAAACTTTACAGGGAGAGAAACTATTCTTATTTTTAACTATCATTTGGGGGCTTTATGGTGTAGCAGCAACATTTTCGGCAAATTTAAAGAATGTAAGCTATAATGTATTAGATATAGTATCTAAAAATTTTTATGGCTTATACATTTATTATGAAATATTAAAACTTTCTGGTGTTAATTAGAAAGATGTTTAACAATAAAAAATTCAACAATAAAAAAATTCAACATTAAATATATTTAACAATTAAATATATTTAATATTATTGATATAAATTTCTACTATAAATATAAGATAATGGATGAAACATCAGAAAACAATGTGAATATAAAATTGGGAGACATTATTGAAATTGAAGCATTAGGCGATATGTTATTCCATAATATTAAGTTTTTTGTTAAATATATTGATATAAAAAAAGTTGTATTAATTTCGGAAGAAAATGACGAGCAAACATTATTAATTAATGAAGAAGGTGGTTTAATAAATGAAAACATATCGGTTATAAATATTTTACATCGTGAAAAAGATAAAGGCTACGCAAAGCAAAACGGATTAACGGTTGGTACATGGATAGATATACATTTTAACACGAATGTTCCGATGATTATTACCGCACAAATAACAAATTTAGATGAAGACCAAATAGAAATTAAATCGACCAACGAGGAAGTAATGTATATAGATTTTGGTTACAAAGGAATACCGGTTGATTTACCAATTGAAAAAATAATAACTCGCGATACACCAATAACAAGTAAGAAATTAACCCCGCAGGATATATCAGAAGGCGACGAAGATTCAACAGAGGATTCGACAAATGAATTAACCGGTAAAGATCAGACTAACGAAGGACAAGAACCACAAGAAGGACCAGAAGCACAAGATGATATTTATACTGACGACGCAATAAAAGATGTGGAGATAGAAGAAAAATTAAATAAAATAGAGGACATTAACAAACAAATTTTTGAAGCAGACCAAATATCATTCGGTGAAGATTTGGAAGAAATCGTGCAAATAATTAATATACCAGAGTCGAAAAAATTATATAATATCGATAAACAGACAAATGATATGTTAAACGAATTTCTCTCTAATATTTCAAATACTAATAGAACAGAAGAGGTTGTCAATAATATTCATTTGATTATTGATAGGTATGTTCAATTGCGCAAAGAATTCTCAACGTTTGATGAAAATGATAATATAATTTCTTTTATTAAAAAGGGTGCCGAATACAAACCTTTAGTGAAATCTTTACAGGAGCTCGATAAAAAATTATATTGGATAATGCCGGTTACTAAGAATAAAAAGAAAGTGTATGACGTTGACAATGATGATAATTCTAAATATATTATTCAAAAAACATTAGGCAATAGCTTATTAGATATAGATGAAATAAATAATAAATTTGCGGAAAAAAAATCACAAGACGCTCCCAATAAATATAAAATATACTTGGATTCCATAACCGATTACTATAAATCGTTTGGTTATTCAAATATTAAAGACGATGTTATTATTAGCAAAGAAATAAAAACCGATATAAATGCAATTATAAATAATTTTGAAGATTTTAACAGTAGTGTAGTTCAAAACGAAATAATAACTAAAAACAAATTTGTTTCGCAAAATTATAGCACAGGTTTACAATATTTAAAAACTTTTAAAAACGAAGTCTTCATGAATAATATAAAAAATGATGTATTGGACATTAAATCATTCATCACCCTTCCAATAAAAGTTTTGAATTTTTCTTACATTAATTTGCCAACAACAAACATTTTAACGAAGGCAGATTTAAATAATAATTTTATTTCATTGTGGAAAATATTAAATAAAAGGTCTAACATAAACTCGCATATTGTAACAGATATTGATAAACCATTGGAACACGACAAGGATACTTATCTTAATAATATTACCGAATATACAATAGATCCGGAGATAATTACTAAATATAGTGATAAAAATGAATTATACGAAAAATTTTTAAACACTATTATACCTAAAACAAGAGTATTATTCAATTTGATAAAAAAAGATATCACTGAAAAATTAACAGTTTATGATATTATACGATACTTAGAACCTTTCACGATATATTCGAGCGACATTTCTTACATGCAGTATAACGAATTTGTTAATTTTATTAGAGAGAAGATTAGCGAGTATAAAAAGATTTATGTCCAAAATATACGAAATTTAAGTAATATGTATGTCAAATCGGAAGATTATGAATTGAATTTACATACTTTGCTTAAAAGTAATGAAAAAGTATTCAAAGATGTTGTCGAAAGTTATAAAATTCCATATGATAATAGCATAACTAACGAAGAAATAATGGCCCGCATGTTTAAGATTGATAATTGTAACCTGTATAATATTGCCATCAGTATTTTAACAATTAAATTAAAAATAACAAATAATGTTCAAGATATTACGACCTTAATTGATGATAAAAAAACCTTATTAGAAAACGAAAATAAAACACTTGGTAATCCGGAAAATAACGATGATTGTAATAAATATGTAATAGCAAAAAAATATATTGCGGTTGATGAAATGGAGGAAGATAATGGGGTAGATGTTTATTATGACCGTCAGTATGATAAAACATTATACGACTTGTTAAAGGAGCATGAAAACGAAATTAATACATTTGAAGGCGACGAAATTAAAATCGGTTATTTATCAAAACAATTAGAGAAAATAAATGGATTAAGCGAGATGAAAGCTTTGCGAGAAGCAAAGGCAATTATTAAAAAGAAACGGTTGGTTGAAGAGGGCGAATACGCAATTCTGGACTACGACGATAAGATGTTATATTATAAAAGGCAAGATAAAACTTGGATTCAAGATAAAAATATAGACGAAACATTGTTTACCGATGATACAAAGCTATTTTGTAATTTTAAACTAAAGTGCATTACAAATCAAAATGATTGCGAAAATATTAAGAATAAAGACAACGCATTAGAAATAAATAAATATAAAACAATTGTAGATGAATTTGATACAACACTTACGCTAAGTAAAGAGCAAACAGTAAGCAACATTAAAAAGTCATATGAAAAAGCATTACAAAATATAAAGATTAATAGAGTAATCGTCAATAATGCGGATTTAAAATACAATAAGCAACAAAATTTAATTGCAGGAACATTGGAAATTAATGATGTTGTTGTTTCGCCTTATGACAATATAGCAAGTATAATATTGGGACAGAATGATATTGTTAAAAAATACAATGATATAAATAAATTTATTCGGATATATACCCGAGAGCACGAAAATAGCGATAAGGAGGATGAAATGTGGTTGTATTGTATAACAACCGGCGTTAAACTATTACCAGTGTTTATAAAGAAATTATCTGATGCGTTTCTTACCGGTAATACAAAACATTATCTTGATACTATTGCTAAAATATGCACAGAACAAGGTACAGTAAGCGACGACGAGTCTTTTTGGATAGACGAATATAGTGGTTATAATATTGTCCCGATCGATTTCTCCAACCAAGAAGACTATAATGAGCAAGGATTTAAGATGAAAACAAGCGATGTTTTAGATAATGATATTAATGATATTATTTCGGATTCCAACGATAAAAAATCCAATAAAAATTATGATAATCCTGTTGCCGATATTAGTATTGTTGTGATTAACGCATTTATGAAATTCACCGGAGTTATTATTAGCAACGATAATATGGAATTTATAATAAATAATGTAATTTTACACTCACAAAATCCTAAGATTCTTCCGAGCAAAAAATCATATGAGGCAAAGATTAATAAGCAAGATAAAAAGGATGGCAAGAAGTTTGCTACTTATGATAAATTTAAAAAGAAACAAAGTATTATTTTAACATTATGCTATTTACTAATAGTAATACAAACGAGTATTCCTGATATTAAAACAAAAAAACAATTCCCTGGTTGTAAAACATCTTTCAAAGGTTACCCATTAGATAGTAATGAGGGCAGCGTATCTGGTATTAAATTTATAGCGTGTGTCATAAGTAATATCAAGAGTTCTATAGAACCGTGGGATTCAATTAAAAGTATGAATGATAAAAAAATAATTACGGAGATGGTTAATATTATAAAGAAATACATTTTGGCCAGTTCCGATGTTAAAAAATTAATTAGCGATAAATTAGAAAATATTAAAACAAAGGGTGATGGTGTTGATGGTGTTGATGATGTAATTGAAAATTTAAATTTAATTAGTTGGAATAATTTTTTACCTTTATTGACACCGGTTAAATTAAATAATGTGAATAATATTACAAGTGATTTTATTTCAGAATTAAAGAATGACATGAAAAAAGGTTCGATGAATCAATATGAAAAGATACAAATAATCCGCGGTAAAATAATTTTATATACCGCTAAAATACAGGAAGTTATACAAAATATTATATCCCAAAAAACCACCATATTATCAAGTAATTCACAGCAACCATTCTTAGAAAACGCTTGTTGTAACGAAAATAATTTAAATTCTTTAGAATATTTTATTAATATTAAACCTGAAATAATTAATTACAATAATAATAATGCTTCAATGCAAGATATATTAGATGATGTAGGTAAATTAGGAAAAGCACCTATTGTATTTTCGCCTGAAAATACAAAGAGTAAAAAAACAACTATTGAACACGAGTATTCGGAAGAGACTATATACCAAGCATTTATCACATACTGTAATTTTAATTCAGATTTACCAATTAACCCTACTCTCTCATCAATCTGTTTGCAAAAACCCGATGATTATAATAATAATAATACGATCGAAGAAAATATTAAAATTTTAAAAGAAAATGGTATAAATTATTCTGGCGATAGTCTTCTCCAATTAATGAATATAGTTAATAAGGAAAATATAATTAAAAGTGATATTCGTAATGCTACAATAAATAATGTTCAATCATACCGAATGATATTACAAAACATAATGAACCAAGAACAAGATACGTCAATACTACCGGATGAGTTTATTGAAAAAATGTTTTCTATGATTGACGCTGTCGATGGTTCCAGAAATTTAACAGAGGATACCGAAGAAATGATAGAAATGAAGAAATATCTTAAACAAGAAGAAAATATTAAAATGAGAAATCAAATAATACAATTTTTAAAAGAGAACATCGATAAAAAAAAGAATGGCAAGGTTATCGATTGTATAAAAAATATTATGAAATTTAATGTTAATGTTCCGGATGATAATTTAGAAAATAATATTCGAAATAATGATAATGCCAGTTTCAGTTCTATAGAATTTATTAAAAATGTCTTTAGAGATATTTGTATTACATTTCCCAACATGATTTTAAATAAAATAGACTATTCGGAAATGACCGTCCCAAAACACTGGAAGTTGTCGTTAAATCATAATAATGATATCAAAAAATATTTATCGGATTATTACAAGAGTTTTTATCAATTTTACGACGATGATGTTATAGAATTATTGCTGAATAAGGTAATGCCCGATATTAATTTTATTTATGAATTGGCGATGAACACATACTTTAATTCTTCTATGTATGATAATGATACGAAGTTTTATTCTATATTTACTAACGATATTTGCGAACAATTATTCACATTTTATTTTTATTCTATAATAGTTAAATTTATAAATGTCTTAGAAGATGACGAAGATGATTTTTTAAATAAATCGGAATATTCAAGCGACGAAGATAACGAAGCAGATGGACTGAGTTATATTATTACTGCTGAGAAGAGTTCTTTAAATAAAAATGCAGGTAATTTATTGCGTGTTATTATAGAAAGAGTTTGTTCGGATAAACAAGATATTAATTTGAGTTATGATATGCTCATGAATAAAATACACAGAGAGAAAGAAAAAGAGAAGGATAATATAGTAGAAACACTTAAAAATATGACTACCGAAGAACGCGAAATAGAAAATATGTTTAAAAATAATAAATTAGGTAAATGGAGCAAAGGACTGCAAAAAGGAGTGCACACATATCAAGGAGACACATACGACGAAGAGAGAGGCGAGATGGAAAAGCAAATGATAATGGACGCCAAATTAGGAAGTATAGCAAATGACCCAAACCGGGATGTAATCGCGATGGATATACTAAACCAACAATTGATAACAGAGCAAATAGAAAGTGAAGAATATTCAATGAAACATTTAGGCGATGATGATGATTTTGGAGATATGGACGGAGACGAATTCTTTTAATTATTATAAATTAAATATATATTTATAGTATATAATGCCAAAAAGTTCAGGAGGTAGACATCCAAGTTCAAGAAATGTTTCGCTTTCTACGCCAGGTGGAGGAAGTGTATTAAATCACAAACCTAATTACAATTTAATGAGGGTCAACAACATTAAAGTTCATGGAAAAGCTGAAATACAACAAGCTAAAATACAACAAGCTGAAATTAAGAGTTCCACTAAACTTGTTGTTCCTATGACAGCGGGTGTTGAAAAATTTGACAAAGCAACAGAAGCAGGACTACTTATGTTTGATACATCAGACAATAAATTATATATAAGTGATATCTCTGGCAGCGGCTTAGCAACTTCAGATATCTGTTTTAACTGGATAGAGATAAAAAATGCCTCTGATTAATTATTTCGCATATTTTTATGTTGCTTCTACATTTATCGTAATAGAAATGTTATTTATAATACAAATTATGTTATAAATAATAAAATTTAAATAGTAAATAATAAAAAACTTCTTTAATATTATAATATAATGATGAATAGAAACTATATTAGACGTAATATTACAACTATCGCAATAATAATATATGCATTGCTTTATACAATTGTTATAATGTTAAAACCTGCATTCATATACAACGAAGATGGAAGTTTGCGGGATTTCGGAATTGGATATAAAAAAAAGACAGTAATTCCTGTTTGGTTAGTAGCAATATGTTTAGCGATAGTTTCATATTTTGGTGTTTTATATTATTTAACTTACCCTAAAATGGTCGAATAACTTTAATCGGTTATTTTATAAACAGTTTCAGGTTCTTTATTTAATTTCTTTTTTTCTATTTCTTTTATTTGATCATCATTATTGTTCATGACACTAATTGGCTTTTTACAACCTGCATTTAGAATATAATTATAACTGGCAGATGTAATAAGACTACCAATTAATATATACCAAATATATTCAGAAACAAAATATTTAATTCTTACAAAGTTTTCTAATTTACCTTTTAATGTAGGATCGCCCTTAACGCCCGATTTAAATAAAATACTTGAGGTATCCCAGAATTTAGAAAAATTGGAAGGCGTTATTTGATTAATTAACAATGATTCATTACCGTATATTTGTGCTAAAGATTGTTGAATATTTTTGTCACTATTACTTAAAAACTTAAGATTTGTTGTAGCCTTTGGTTTAAATATTTCGTGTATTACTTTAGATAAACCTAATATTTTAACAAAACCATAACCAAATGTATTTGAAAAGGGTGCCAACCAACCTGGGAATAACATGATCATTAAATTAAATACGCCAAAAATTAATATCCATGGTATTGAGGTAACAAATATCGCCGTTAATACTTGGTTGCTCCCACAAATTTTGCCTGTTAGATCTAAATTAATTACATACTCTATTATTATTATGAATAATATGTAACCAATCGAGATTGCTTTTTCGCTTGATTTTAGATAATATTTAAGTGGAAAATATAATGTTGTCAATATAAAAAACCATAACATTGCTGCCGACGGATTGGGTGTTTTATCGCTCATATATAAATAATATGTATAATATATTTTAAAAATATGACATTAATAATTAATGAATGAGGAAACACCTATTTTATGTGAACCTGGTATGAAATATTTTATTAATTGTTCTCTTAAAGAAAGTCGTAAATTAAAAGAAAAACACTCGAGTTTAATTTTTAATATAGTCATGACATTATCATTAATAGGAGCTATATCGTCAATACTTTTTTATAGATATAAAGGACGATTAACAAAACGAGATATAGAAATAAAAAATCGAAAAAAACAAGAATATATAGTATCTAAATTACAACATCTAACAGCAATAAGAGAAAAAAATAATCTAAGTTTGATATCTGATTTACCTGTATTGGATAATAATCCAGAATTAGAAATGCTTAAAAGATATGCATAAATTATAATTTATAAATTATAATTTATAATTATATATGAGTTTAAGTAATTCAGAATCAGTTTCATCAATAATATCTACACAGTCGGCATCATCGCCCGCATCATCGTCAGCATCATCGTCCGTATCAGAATCTGCATCAACATCTGCATCAACATCTGCATCAACATCTGCATCAACATCTGCATCTGCATCATCGACATCAGAATCAGGATCAAAAACATCGTCGTCCCAAGTAAATATGGAAAAAGAAGTAAATGACTTTTATAAATTAAAAGCAAAATACAATGAAAAAATCTCAAAAATAAAACAAAAAGTAAAAAATAAAAATACTTTAACAAAAAAAGATAAACAAAAGGAATTCAGAAATATACAATTTAAATGTGTTAATTGTAATAGACCGGGTGGAACATTATTTGAAATAAAAAAAAATAAATTGTCTGCTTTATGTGGGGCAAGTAGTAAATGCGATTTAAATATAAGTATTGACAAAAAAACATATTATAATATACGAAATGAAAAAGCAGAAGTCGAAGAACAAATAAACGTATTAAAAACAGATATAATAAAAACAAAATTAGATTTTTTATTTAATTATATAGAGGAAAGCGAGGCAATAAAAGAATTTTCGATACAAAAAGAAGATTTCAACTTATTTTCAAAAGGATTAATTGCTACAAAAAAAGATTATATAGAAATTGTAGATAATATAGAAACAAATACTTTATTAAAAGAAACAATTATCTTATTGCATGAAAAAATAATACAAATAAAAGATTTAGAAAAAAATTATATTGAAACAAAAAATACACAATTGATAGAAGATATAATTAATATTTATAAAATAGATATAATACCATTAAATAAAAAAATTAGACAGCTTAAGTATAGTTATTATAATATTGTCAAGGATGAAAAGGATAATAATATTATTATTAAAACCCCTTATACATTAGACAAACTATTTTTACAGAATGTTTGATATTATACAAATAAAAAATGAACATAGATTATATAATGTTATTTAAATATATTTCCCTGCCAATATTCATTATTAGTCTCTCGTTGGGCATATTGTATGTATATTTATTAAACCCGAGTCCTAATATTATATATGTTTATCCTACACCTGACAATGTTAATAATATTGAATATAAGGATAAGGCAGATACGTGTTTTGGGTTTGAGGCATCAGAAGTAAGTTGCTCGAATAGCAATTTTAAAGAGATACCAATACAAAGTTAAAAAAATAAAAACATAATATATAATGGTTATTGACAATGTTATTAAATCAATGAAAACAGATATAGGAAAAATGATATTATCTATAATTTTAGGAATTGGTTTAGCCAGTTTATTTAGAAAATCATGTGAATCGCGAAATTGTTTAGTGTTTCACGCACCGTCTTTTAAAGAAATAAATGAGAATGTTTATAAATATGATAATAAATGTTATAAATTTAAAGAACATCCCATAAAGTGTAATGGAAAAAATAAGAAGCAGGTAAGATTTGCGTAATTTATTTAATATATATTTTAATTTAATATATATTATATGACTTCTAATTTAGATGACTTGCCTGTTTCAAATCAAACAGATCAAAATAATATTACTCTACAAACAAGTGAAAAAAATACAGTGGTAGAAGGTTCTATAAATAATATACAACAACAGCGCGAAAATGATTTAAAACAAAATATCGCACAATCAACTGGTCAGCAGGGACTAAATAATAACGGTAATAATAACGACAACAACAACAACAACAACAATAATATAAATGATTTTGTTACAAGTATCCAAAGTGCTGTTTCAAGTGGTTCTTTGAGTTTACCTTCGAGGGATATACCACAAACACAAAGTCATATAACACAAGATGATGAAATAAAACAAAATTTTATTCCAGGAGATAATGCTGATTACATTGACGAAGATAGAAGCAAACACGATATTATAAACGATTATATAAAAAAACAAGAAAATAATAATAAAGCAGACGATTTATATAATAAACTACAAACACCAATTCTAATGTCGGTATTATATTTTATTTTTCAATTACCGGTAGTGAAAAAACTATTTTTAAAATTATTTCCTGCCTTTTATCACAAGGACGGGAATTTAAATTTAACAGGATTTATTGTAAACAGTGTCTTATTTTCCATTAGCTATTATATAATAAATTATTCAATTGATTATTTTAGCATCTAAAAACATAACATAACACATTCGAATATTCTACTCTTCAATATTTAACTTTGTCATAGTAACTTTGGCTTGATCAGCAAAATAATTTACAATTTCGTCATTTTTATAATCGTTAATGTAGCGAACTTCTTTTATACCAGAAGCACATAATACTTTAATGCAATTGATACATGGATAATGAGTTATGTAAGCAACACTATCTTTACAACTAACCCCTCTTTTGGCACAATCCGCAATGGAATTTTGTTCTGCGTGAATAGTTGCTATTTCATGATTGTCGCGCATAACCTGTTTATGTTCAGCACCAGGCAAATAACCATTATAACCCTGAGATATAATTCTGTTATCTTTTACAAGCAAACAGCCTACTTTTAATCGCTTACAAGGTGAACGACTTGCTGTGAGAGTAACGATATCTTTGAAATATTCATCCCACGATGGTCGTTTAGGTTTAGGTTCAATGTCTTCACCCATATTAACTAATATATATAATATTATTTTTATGTAGTGTTATAAGTTATAAGTTATAAGTTATATGTAAAAATAATTTATTGTTATATGGATGATAACAATAAACTATTAAATTTATATGTTAATACATTAGTAAAGAACGTAGATTCAAAAAAAATACCAAAGGAAATAGATCTTATATTCGATGGTGGAGTGTTTAATGGATTTATCGGCTATGGATTTTCTATGTATTTAAATGAATTACAAAAACAAAAGAAAACGAAAGTTGTTCGTGTCTCTGGATGTAGCATAGGTTCTTTATTGGCTTTATTATATATAGTAAATATTGAAAAAGAACTTGATATAGATATTAATAATATATTTAAAAAAGGAATAACATGTTTTAAAGAAAAATATAATTTTAGCGAAAATGAAGAAATACTAAGAGAACTGGTTTATTTACTTTTTGAAGACGATAATTTAAACATGTTAAAAGACAGATTATACATATCTTATTATGATATGAAAAAGGTAGAAAAAAAAATAGTACATAACTTTAAAAATAGGGATCATTTAATTGAATGTCTCATTAAAAGTAGCCATATCCCTTTTATTTCAAATAATGAATTTAAATATAAAAATAAATACATTGATGGGTTGACACCATACATTTTTAGAGACAACCAAAGACCTTCATTGCATATAATGTTAATTACATTTAAAAATTTATCTCGTATTTTTTTTAATTCAAATGAGGTAAATGCCAATTCAAGAATAATATCGGGCGTTGCAGACGCAGACGAATTCTTTACTTGCGGGAAATCAAATATGTGTTCGTATGTTAGAGAATGGAATAATAAGAGATATTTATTTATAAGAGGGAGAGAACTATGCTGTTTTTTTATTATTTGGTTCATTGAAATTTTAATTATTATAACAAAATATATACCTGATTTTGTAACGCGAACAACAATTTGTTGTGGATTAAAACATATTTTTAGTGAAACATATAAAGATATTATGTTTAAATTAGTAAATTAATATTTCGGTTTCCATTTTTTAAAATTACAATTATCGATACACGCTTCGACAGGAACGTTTAAGCAAAATTTGTTTGGGTATCCTTGTTTAATACACTTGTTATACGATTCATAACCTTCTCTCTTTTGTTTGTTAAGTATCAATAACCATCTTGATATGATATTCCATAATAATATTAATAACAAAATTGCAGCTGCTAAATTTATAATATTTTTAGATATCATACTATTAATATATGAAAATATTATCTTATTTTAATCATTAATTTTTTTGTTTGGTTCTCTTTTGTTTGGTTCTGTTTTTTAAACTTATTTTTTTGGTTTTTTTTGGTTTTTTTTGGTTTTTTTGGTTTTTTTGGTTTTTTTATATTCTTATTTCTACCCGGATAATACTTAAAATAATTATATAAAAACTCTTGATTATTTTTATCTTGTTTTAGTTTATCGTAATTTTTACTTTTAAATTCACGAATATCATGAATGGTATTCTGTTTACCATAACAATTAGTAACAAATCGTTTTAATAATCCGCGTTGCGTGGATTTATTTTTCATTTGCAATTTAAATAAATAATGAGCCATACATAAAAGCCTATCTTCATTATAATATGGTTTATTCATATATGAAAAAAGTAAATAAAAACTTAAAATAGTATCTACTGTCGCGATTTTAATGACTTTATTATTCAATTTGATAGTATTATAACTATAACAATTTATTGGTTTATATATATAACACATCGTTATATTATTTACACTTATCTCATAATGATTTGGTAATATATCATCAATCCCTTTTATTTTAATAATAACAACATTTTTTTCTCCAAAACTTTTTAATTTATCCTTAATTTTATTTACGCATGTTTTTGGATTTTCGCTTAGAACATCAAAATAAGGATTTTTCATGAATTGTCTTTTTGTTTTAGGCATGTTTGCACTTAATAAATTAAACGCATAACCTCCAAAAAATACTACGTCTTCGTCTATTAATAAATTTTTAATTATATTGAATAGATTTTTTTTATCATCTTCAAAATTAGTTTGAAAGTCAATTAAGTTACAATCTTTCTTTAAAATTGGGTATTGTTTATTTAATAAATTTAATCTTCCTAACACTTTTTCCCATCTGCTTACATCATTTTCTGGTTGTGATAATTCCGAATACATAGACATTCTTAAATAATTCGGAGGAGCATAATGTATTTTATTTAAAACCTTTGTATGTTTTTTTAGATTATCGAAAATATCTTTATGTAAATAAGTTATATCTGCTACAGGAACAAAATTTACAAATATTTTGAACGTTCCTTTATGTACGCCTGCTGTCGCCTGAACATCGCTAAACCCAGATTTATAAAATTTATTTGCTAATGTTCTTGTATCTTGTATTGGTTTTGTTGAAAAAAAATCATAATCAGGAATATAAAAATCATTTGTATAGAATTGTAAATTTTTTGGCAATATATTATTTATAGCAGTTCCCCCATAACAAATTAACTGTTTATCTCTTATAAAATTTTCTACTATTTTCATTATATCAGTGACCTCCCTCTTTTCGATTATTTTTTTTGTCATATTTTGTTCTGCCTTTTCAATCCCTTTATGTAATTGTTTACTTTCGATTGGTGTTAATTTTTCCACATTTTCAATTTCACTCATTATATAATATGATATATATTATATATAATATTACAATTTTTATAATATATTACAATTTTTATAATATATTACAATTTTTATAATATATTACAATTTTTATAATATATTACAATTTTTATAATATATTTACATTTCAAGTTGGAAATAATCTTCTTTAATTACTCTTGTTTCATACGATAATTCTTTTTTAGGAGGAGGAGGTTTTTTGATTAATACTGGTATGTGTCTTAAATGTTCAGGTTTTAATATAAAAGCAGAACCTTGATCATTAAACATTTTATTATAATAAATTAAATTATCATTAATATTTTGAAATGTCATAGCAATAAATTGACATCCGGCTGCTTTAATTAATTGTGGAGATGGATTTTTCATATTTATTTTTAAATCGGGATAGCACATTGTCATATTTTTTTTATTATAATTTATTAATTCTTGTAAATCGTGCGAATATTTAACATTATGAAACGGTATATTTCGCATAAACATTGAATTACTTGTTAGATTTACATACTCGTCTAATTTAGTTTTAATTGGATTCGCGTGCGATTTATCTACAATTATAACCACTTTATTTAATAAATCTTTTAATGGCACTTTACCCATATTTTGTTTATTATACTCATAACTATATTTTTTACCTAAAATATTCCTTCCCAATTTTTCATTTAAACTATTTGCCATTTTATCAAGTATTTTTAAATTATTTGTCATTATTCTAAAATGAAGTATCATCGGATCATTCGGATTCGGTGCATAACTGCCCGAAAATGCTTTTGAAATTGCAGTTAAAGCAACTGAAAAGTCTATTTTATTATAACTTTCTTTAATATAATATTTATTTTCCGACGAAACTGCTATTACAGGATTATCATTCATGGAATATATTTCAAAGTCTAAACATCTAACACCTTGTTTAATACATGTTTCAAGAGCACATATATCGACAAAATCATTTTTAACGCTTCCTGTTGCACAACAGTTAAACGCAGTTTTTATATAATAATCTCTTAAATCATGCCTATAATCGGAATTACTTACATTTATATCCGAAATAAATGGTGAATTAATATAGTTTTTATTTAATTTACTACAATTTTTACTTTTTAATGTTAATTTAGATTGGATCCATAATATTATTAAAATTGTTGTGATAACACATATTGTTAAGCTAATACTAATGAACGACATTGACTTGGCTTGTTCTTTAATATATTTAACCATGTCTATTGTTTTACCTTTTATTTTATTCTCCATTCTATTATAATAACTATTTATAATAATTATTTATAATAATTATTTATAATAATTATTATAATTATAATAATAATTTATTATAAAGTTAAATATAATATTCATTATATATATTATGCCAGGTGGTCTATTGAATTTAGTTTCTTACGGAAATCAAAATATTATGATTAATGGTAATCCCACGAAAACAATGTTTAAAACTACTTATGCTAAACATACAAATTTTGGATTACAGAAATTTAGACTTGATTATGAAGGGTCTAAAACATTAAATATTACAACAACTTCACATTTTGATTTTAAAGTCCCGCGATATGCAGATTTATTAATGGATACATATCTTGTAGTTCAATTACCGGATATTTGGAGTACTATTATTCCTCCTTCATCGCGCAACAGCAGCGACACAGCCAGTTTATGGAGACCGTATGAATTTAAATGGATAAAAAACTTAGGAACACAAATGATAGAACGTGTTAGATTTACAGTTGGTGGACAAGTTATACAGGAATATACCGGTCAATATCTTACTAATATGGTTGAAAGAGATTTTGATGATGCTAAAAAAAAATTATATTATAATATGACAGGTAACACAGCAGAATTTAATGATCCAGCCAATAGCGAAAAATCAAATAATATGAATCAGTATCCAAATGCTTATTATTGTGCACCACCAGATACTCCGGAACCATCGATTAGAGGGAAAAAACTTTATATACCGCTGAATATATGGTTCACACTTTCATCAAAAATGGCTTTCCCACTTACTGCACTTCAATATAATGAATTTCATATTGAAATAGACATAAGACCTGTAAATGAACTATTTGTTATTAGAAATATTGCTGGTCATAAAATCGCTAATGATAATGAATATACAGAAATCTATAATAATGATTATTATCATAAACCAGATTTTAATAAAGAAACCGAACAATTACATAGATTTATTCAACCGCCTCCAAATGTTCTTTTAGACTCCGATAGTTATACTAATAAAACAACCGAATGGAATAACGATATTCATTTAATAAGTACATATGCTTTTTTAACTGAAGAAGAAGCAAAAGTTTTTTCTGAAAATTCGCACGATTATCTTATTAAACAAGTTTATCAACATGATATAAACAATATAATAGGACCACAAAGAACAAAAATAGATACAAATGGATTAGTGTCAAATTTTATGTGGTATTTTCAAAGAAATGATGCTTATATGCGCAATGAGTGGTCAAATTATACAAACTGGGCATATGATTTTATACCCATTGATATATTTAGTCCAAGCAGTAAGAATACAGATAATCCCAATAGTCAAAATATACAAACCATCGAAATATCCCAAGGAACAAATGGTGATAGTAACATAATAACTCCAGAGATTGATGGCGATAAAACACCATCTGGTATATTAATAACAGGTAAATATGTTCCAGAAAATGAAAAAACTATTTTAAAAACATTAGGAATACTTTTTGATGGTAAATATAGAGAAAATCCTTTGGATGAGGGTGTATTCAATTATGTTGAAAAATATGTAAGAACATGTGGAAACGGACCGGAAGGACTATATTTTTATAATTTTGGAATTAAAACAAATCCAATGGATATACAGCCAACAGGAGCAGTAAACTTGAGTAAATTTAAAGATGTTGAATTTGAATATAATGTTATTGCACCAACTATTAGTGATGATATTGAAATAACTGAAATATTTGATTCCAATAGCAATGTAATAGCAACACATAAACCTTTATGGAAATTATATGAGTATAATTATAATCTTACAATTTTTGAAGAGAGATACAATATACTATCATTTATTTCAGGAAACGCAAATCTCAAATATTCGAGATAGATTAGTGACATAATTATAAAAATGTATTTTTATAATTATGTATTTTTATAATTATATATATATATAATGAGCAATTATCTTACATCAGTTTGGAATAGTAACGCAAATAAAAATATTGGCGCACTTCAAACAAAGAAAAAGGAGATAGAGGAGAGTAAAAATATTATCACTAAAAAGAAAAATGATTGGGGTAAATGGGGTGGGAGCATAGCGTCTAATGTTTTATCAACAATCATATTTGTTCTTGTAGGTTCTAATTTTATATTTTATACAAGTCTTTATGATAAAAGTAAACTAACTTTATTTCCAACAAATCAACAAGATTATGTATCAGATAAACAAGGTATTAATAGGAGCGAAGTAACATCTCCTCTTTTAAAAAAACAGCAGGGTGGTATGAATGACTGTAAATCTAAAGATAAAATTTCAATAGGCGATTTAGGGAATACCATAAAAAAAATGGGTGTTCCGCCAAATATAGGATGGCCGTATTCTATGATAGAAGGTAGTAATATGGATCTCTCCATACAGGGATTTAAAAATTGGTATGGTATTTCTGTCGCCGAAATAATGATAAATCTAAGAAAATTATTATTAATAATAATAGGATTTTTTGATAAAGATGATAAAAATGTTTTCACAACCGACATGTTTCAAATTATATTTTCTAATGTCATTTTTATTTTAATACCTTTATTGTTGCCTATATTATTGCCGGTAATATTTATTATATTTTTGGCTATGTCTTCTTTTGCTGCTTGGAAGAACGACGAACACCCATTTCATTTATTTTTCTTAGCAATATTTTTTTGTGGCCCTGCAGCTTTTTTAAGTGGCGGTATTATGGCAACATCGTTTATACAATTCTTATTTACATTCTTATTACTTCCATTATTTTTAAATCAGGCTAAATTAAAAAAAATAGCTTTATGTAATGTTGATTTATTTACATATTTATTTGGTGCCCTCTGTGTTTCAAGCACCATCACACATTTGGATGGAAATTATGGCAACGTTGCCCTTATAATATATATGTTAGCAATACTAAGAAGATTATATAAATTGAATAAATAAACGTTTAATTAAAAATATAATGATTTAAATACAAAAACTTTTTATCAAATAATGGGTAAAAAAAATCGCAAAGAATCCAAAGAATCCAAAGAATCCAAAGAATCCAATGACGCACCAAATGAAGAAAATAATGATACTTTAAAAGAAATTATTAGTATTAATAAAGAACTGCCGTTTGTTAGTGTTTGTACGCCAACATTTAATAGAAGACCTTTTATTGAGTATATGATAAAATGTTTTTTAAATCAAGATTATCCAAAAGATAAAATGGAATGGATTATTATTGATGATGGCACAGACAAAATTAGCGACCTTATTAAAGATGTGAAATGCGTGAAGTATTATAAATATGATAAAAAAATGTCTCTTGGTAAAAAGAGAAATATTATGCATGAAAAATCAAAGGGAGACATTATTGTTTATATGGATGACGATGATTACTATCCGCCCGAGCGAGTTTCCCACGCGGTTGTAACTTTATTAAAAGACCCCAAGGCTTTATGTGCAGGCAGCAGCGAGATATATATATACTTTAAACATATACAAAAACTATATCAATTCGGACCGTATTCCCCGAATCATGCTACTGCTGGGACATTTGCTTTTAAAAAAGAATTGCTGAAAGACCACTCATATCAAGATGGTGCAGCGTTAGCAGAAGAAAAACATTTTCTTAAAAATTATACAGTCCCATTCGTTCAATTAGACCCGTTAAAAACAATATTAGTTGTTTCACATAATCAAAATACTTTTGATAAAAAACACTTATTGGTTGATTCACATGATGAGAGTTTTTGCAAAGAATCAGATAAAAACGTCGATATGTTTATTAAAGAACAAAACATGAAAGATTTTTATATGAATAAAATAGATAAATTATTAGTTAATTATGAACCAGGAAAACCATGTATGAAACCGGATGTTTTACAACAGATGCTTGATATAGAGCGTGAGCGACGAAGATACGCAGAACAACATGTAAAAAATGGATCGGGACAAATTACGATTTCAACCTCTGATGGTAAGCAACAGGTATTAAATAATGATCAAATTGTTTCCCTATTGAGACAAAATCAAGAGCAACTTAAAATGTTAGCAAATTTAAATAACGAAAAAGATGAGGAAATTCGTAATTTAAAAAATAATAGTAATGATGAATCATTTGAATCATTTATAAAATTTGAACCAGAAACAATTGAACCAGAAACAATTGAATCAGAAACAATTGAACCGGAAACAATTAAACCGGAAACAATTAAACCGGATACCAATAAAGGAGATATAAAGGATAGTAATTATAAAATTAAATATTATAAAATAAAGAAGGAAAATAAACGCTTACACATTGTTTTATTAAAAGAATTAGAAAACAAATTAAATATTCAAAATAATGGTTCTGATATAGATTCCGATTCAGATACAGAAACTAATTAATTTATTAAACTTATAAACATCACATAAAAGATTGTAAATAATTACATATTCGCGTAATCTCCAAATTTGTGAAATTATTTAACTCCAGCGTTTGCTTTTTCTCGTCGCTATAATTAATTATATAATCTATGAAATAACTATAGGTATCATTTTTGTCAAATCCCAATGTATTGCATATATCTTGAATAAATATTATGTTATTGTATTCGGTACTATATTTAGTTAAAACTTTGGTAAATCGTATATTGTTTATTTTATTATTGTTATTTATATCAAATGAATGGTATATAAAATTACTCTTAAAAGTTTTAATTATTGAACTCATTTCATTTAATTGCCATATTTGCTTCTGAAATGTTATTCTGTCGATATAATCAGAGAAACTTATATTCTCTAATATTTTATGATATACAGGCAGAGTAACCTTAATATCGTGATTATCGAATTTATCAATTATATTTTCATGCCATAATAATCCAACGATTGTTCTATCTGTATCATTTAATATAAGCGAATGTTCATTAATATCATATTTATTTTCAATAATTAAATTTGTTATTTTTTTGGTATCATCTTGAAAATTGTTTGAAACTAAAATATTATTAATAATATTAGATGTTAATATATTATTATTATTTATATCCTGTATAGTTTTCATTTTTCTTAAATCGTTATTTATATAAAGTATAATATCGTCAATAAGATTTTTTTCTATGTTTGGTATAGTTAACTCAATTAAACCTTTAATTTGATTATTTGTTGGTTTTTTTAATTCTATTGGTATGCATACTTTCATTAACTCTTTTATTTTTTTATCAATATGATAATTGCTAATACATATAATTGGAACATTTGTAATATTTTCTAATTTTTGTTTTTTAGTTTTCTTTGGCCTAATTAATTTAATGAGTGCAGTAATACCACCTTTATCACCGTTATTCATACCATCTATCTCATCCATTATTATAGCAATAGACTGTCGTTTCTTTTTGAATAAACTTAAAACACTTTTATCTGAAATATTATTTTTTGTTATTGTTTCTATTATATTTTTATTTCTGATATCACCAGCATCATAATATATTATATCGTAGTTCATTTTTTTTAAAATATTATTTACAAATGTTGTTTTTCCTATACCAGACTCGCCATAAATATAGATACCTCTTTTTTCTAATAAATTTTTCTTATTCTCTTCAAAATTTCTTAAAATATTAGATATATTCTCTGCTATATTTTCTCTATCTAATATTTTATTAAAATTAATACAATCCATTTAATCTATTAATTTTAAAACAGTATATATATTTATATCACTATTCAATTTCTTATTATATACTAAATATATTAACATGTATCTAATTTAGGGTTATTAGTAATACCGTCCCAGGATAATTTAAATTCATTCATGGCATTTTTTTTATTACACATACTTGTAATCCTTGGATCATTAATCAAAAACTCCTTTAATTTGCCATACCCGGGAATATCTTCTCCTAACTCGCGGTCATTTATACATTTATTTTTTTCAACGTCGTGAGTCCAATAATCTGGGCATTCTGCTATTACGGGTGGAAAATCGTGTGTATTTTTCTCATTTGAAATTGCTGTCCCAATAAATGCCAATGCTAGTATTAAAAGGATAATTGCGATTACTATTACAATTTTTTGAAAGTTAAACTTCATTATATATATATAAAAATAATAAAAATAATATAAAAAATAATATAATTTTTTATAAAATATTTTTTTATAATTATTAATTATATAATGAATTCCTCTAATACAAATGGGCGAGTAAATATTATGGATCAAAACACAACTGCGGTATTTACATTGAGCGACCATATACCAGTCGATGATAAATCTGATTTTAGAGAAGCATTAAACGGAAGTTGGAATAATACACCTTTATCGTTATCCTTTTTTTCAAGTAAAAATATTAATATATTGCAAAATGGACTACGCTATGGCGTATACGTTAAATCAAATAACCAGTTTACTATTGGACAACAAAATATTGACGAATTAAAAATTATTATGAGAAGTATTTTTCTTCAAAATTCAAAAAATTTACCTAATAATATTAGTGATCAAATTAATGATCTTAATAATAAAGTATTAGAATACGCAATTAATCAAATTTATGGTGAGGTAGAAAGTTACATGAAATATAAACGTGACGCAAGTTCTTTAGTCTCTCCTATGGAATTACCAACTTTAACTAATTATAACAATAAACAACTCGAATGTAAGCATTTTTTTTAAGAAAAAAATTTATTGTATAATCACTAATTTAATAATACAAACAAATAATACAATTCACACAATTGTATCATTTATCTTTAATCCTTAATCTTTAATTTTTTCTTTACCTTGGTATTCTTACCACCTTTGGTTTTAGGTTTATTTTGTAAAAATTTAATCATCTCCGTTTTTAAAGTAGTTAATTCGGAAAGCCAAATATCTTTCTCTTTTGTTTTTATCAGTTTATTTAGTTCTTTCACTTTAATATCTTTGTTCTTTTCAAGAATTTCAATATTTTCTTCAGAAACGCTATCCATTGGCAATCTAATCAAATATTTAAATTCACTATCATCATCGATTATATCATAGTCTTTATTCTTGAGCATTTCACAAATATCTATTTTCTTTTTGTTTCGCAAATCAAGTGTATTATTTAATAATTCTTTAATAAATTTAACTTTGTTAATTAGTATTTTTGTTTCATGTTCGAGTAGTTTAATCAAATATTTCTTACGTTTAACATATGTATTCAACCGAATATCAATATAATGATCGATTATTTCCATGGGCGTTTTAAATTTTTTTAACTTTTCATTTTCATCAAACAAATGCATATTTGTTGTAGTTTTAGTTGTATACAGACGCAGTAGTTTTTCTAATTCATTGCTATTATCGTCTATTTTCTTATTAATTAATTCGTCCAATTTATTTTCACTTGAAAATATAATTGTTACGTCTACAACGATATCTGTGCTCATATCATTATAATCTTTCACAATAACGGTTTTCTTTTTACCTTTAGTTGTTGTTTTGTTTCCATCTATGAGTTCCTCAATATATTTTTTATAATCGTCAGTCCATAATCCAATTGGTAATTCGGTAACTCGAATTTCTTTCTTTCCGGTTCTTTCATAACACCCTTTGAATAACCATTTAGATTCTGTTAATTTGATAATGCTCCCTTTAAAATTTTTATAATAAGGTGTAATATCTGGTTTTTCAATATTATCATTTAGACTATTCTCCAAATAATCAATGATTGTTAACGGATTATAACACATAATATCCGTGCTGAAACCTGTCCCAATACCCTTACTACCATTAACAAGAATCATTGGTATAATCGGAACATAATATCTTGGCTCTACCAACGTGCCATCGTCGTCAATATATTCTAAAATACCATCATCTTTATCGGTGAAAATATTACGAGTCAACTTATTTAAATTAGTGTGGATATACCTTTCGGATGCGGAATCACTACCTCCTTGTAGTCTTGTTCCAAATTGACCTTTGGGTTCCAGCAAATTAATGTTATTTGAACCGACAAAATCTTGCGCCATTCCAACAATGGCACCATTCAAACTATTTTCACCGTGATGATAACAACTTATTTCTGAAACAGAACCGCTAAACTGAGCTACCTTAATTTCCGTTGTTAAATTTCTTTTGAATGCGGTGTATAAAATTTTACGTTGACTCGTTTTCAAACCATCGAGTAAATTTGGTATAGAACGGTCGCAATCATATTTCGAGAAATGGATCATTTCACGGTTAATAAAATTTTTGTATGTAACTTCGGTGTTATTTGTATCAAGGTATAATTCCCTATCATAATTTTCAAGCCAAGTCTTTCTATCATTCGCCCTTGTTTTATTAAATACCATATCGATTGCATTATTACATTCTGCATCATTATTTACAAAATTAACTATTTTCTTATGTTGAAAATATTCTTTAAACTCTTTGCTGGTTGACGTTCCCAAACCCTTATAATATTTGATTTTCCATCCTTTAATACTATTGCTACTACACCAAGAGTTCCATTCACCGTCATTATAAAATTTAAGTTCGCTTGCACCTTTTTTGGCTTTTAAAATAGGCGTGTTCATGAAACCGATAAATCCAGGAATATTAATTAGTGATTTCCATTCGGAATCAAACAAATTAATTCCAAGACCTTTAATATGACTGCCATCTAAATCTTGATCGGTCATAAACAAAATTTTTCCATATCTTAGTTTTGTATTAACAATTTCTTGCGTATACTCTTTGCCACTTTCAATACCAAGAATTTGTTTTATTTCGGTAACTTCTTTATTTTCCAATATTCTCTTTGGAGATTCCCCGCGAACATTAAATAATTTACCCTTCATTGGATAAACGCCCAATACATTTCTGTCCTCTTTCGACAAACCAGATACAATACCTGCTTTTGCCGAATCACCCTCGCAAAATATAATAGTACATTTATCACTTTTATTTGTTCCTGCATAATTAGCATCAATTAATTTAGGGATTCCGCGAATACTTTTTGTTTTGGATCCATCGGTTTTTTTTAATTCGCTGCTTTCCTTCACTTCAGTAAGCGCACATGCTTTATCCATTATCCCCATTTTAGCTATTTTTTCTATGAATTTTTCACTAACATCACACGATGTTCCAAATTTACTCGATGGTGTATTCATATAATCCTTTGTTTGACTATCAAACGCTGGGTTTTCTATATCACATCTGAGAAATAGCATAATTTGCTCTTTAATGGTGCTTGACTTAACATCGATTTTTTTCTTCTTTTTTATATAAGTTGTTAATTTTTTCACAATTTGATTTAGCAAATAATCAACGTGTTTTCCTCCTTTGCCTGTATATATGCCATTAACAAACGAAACTTGTGTAAATTCTTCTTTTGGAGCAATACATACGGCGTATTCCCACCTCTCATTAGATGCTTCGTATATCCGTTTTGTATCATCCTTGCTTCCAATATATAAATCAACATATTGTTGAAAATTAGTAATTGGTATTAATTCTCCGTTGTATTTTACCTTTACTTTTTTATCGGTAACTGCTGCAATATCGTAGACCCGGCGTTTAAATAGGTTAATCATGTCGGGAGATAATTTCTCTATTCCAAGACGCTTATAATCTGGTTTAAAAATAACCTTTGTGTATGGTTTTTTTTTACATTTTGTTATGCTTGGTTTTTCTATTATATTCAAATTATTTTTAAAAATTTGATGGTATTTTAGTCCCCTTATATGATCAACCGTCTCGATCTCACCATATTCCGACCATATTAACACCAATTTAAAACCAAACCCATTTTTACCACCTACAATTTTTTTTTCACTCTTATCATAATTAGTCGACGTTCTTAGATGACCAAATATCATTTCGGGAATCCAAATATTATATTCTGGATGTTTTTCAATATCAATGCCATTGCCGTCATTTAACATTGTAATAGTGCCGTCGTCGCTAATAGATATATCGATATATGTTAGTGGCATAATATTCGGTTTGCAATTATCCATCGCCTGCAACATTCTTATATGGTGATCGCGGCAATTCACAATACCTTCATCGAACAATTTATAAAGTCCAGGAATAATATTGATTTCTTTAAAATTTATTTTATCCTCTTTATCGTCATATACATAGGTATCATAATCAGTAAATTCCATAGAACCCGTATAAGTATCAGGATTATCTAATACATGTTCTTTATCAGTCTTTTTTTGATAAGTTTTTACTAAATTTTCCTTTGACGACATTTTATTATATTATTTTACTTTCTGTCTATATTGGTTCAATTTAGTTAATTAAAAATATTAACCGATTTTTAATTAAATATTAAATGTAATATTAAACACAATAATTAGATTAAACACAATAATTAGATTAAACACAATAATTAGATTAAACACAATAATTAGATTAAATATATTAAATATATTAAATATATTAAATAAGATAATCATAAATAATGGATTCTAAAGATTTTTATGGTATATTAGAATTACCAAAAAATTCAAATATTAACGATATAAAAAAAAAATATAAACAATTGGCATTAAAATGGCATCCTGATAGAAATAAAGAAGAAAACGCCGAATCAAAATTTAAAGAAATATCAGAAGCGTATGAAATTTTAGGTGATCCTGAAAAAAAACAAATGTATGATAATAATATTAATATAAAAAATAACATTCATTTTAATAATCCCTTTGATATTTTTAACCATGTTTTTAATGCAAGACCAAATACTAACCAGAATAATTTGAACACGCATTTTATTAATATACATAATGTAAACAGACAATCCAACTCATTTAGTATTAATTTGGGAGGTTCGAATGTAATGTCTTCTTCTACGTCTACAAGTTGTAGGATTGTTAATGGTGAATTAATAGAAAATATAACTATTAAACAAAATGGTATTATAACTAAAATAATAAGAAAAAATGGTCAAGTTGTTTCTAAAATCGTTACTGATAGTAATAATGTTTTAATAAATGAACAAATGAACAATTGAACAATTGAACAAATTATTTTCTGTAATAAGTATTATAATAATAATAATAATAATAATAATAATAATAATAATAATAATAATTATTATATATATATATGTCTTTTACACGATTATATGATGAGCCATGTAGAATAAAAAAGAATATTCAAGAATCTACCGGACCAGGAAGACACATTTTAAATGTTCCCGGAACTGGAACAACGCCGTGTTTTATGGAAGACCCTTACATGAGAATGGAAAAATGGGGATCAAATTTAATGACCAATAGTATTAATTTAGAAAGTGATTTAAGAGGTTTAACAAGAAATTTAAATCGTGATAATATTAATTTAAATGAATACAAATCTAAGCAAATAACTGGTAATAAAATTAATTATCCTAATAAAACAGCGTTTACCGACCAGTCAAGGACCACACACCCTGCATGGACCACACGGGATTTAGAACAAGTTAATTGGAGTTTCTTGCCACTTGATCCACAAAAAAATACTTGTGTTCCATTCCAAAATAATTTAAGCACAAGAATATTAGAAAAAGATTATTATACATTAAAAGTCTAAATATTATATTTAAAAAATTTAAGTAAATATAATAATTAAAATATTTAATTGATAAATATTATATCATAAAGTATATATAATGGCACAATTAGCAATACCACTTATGGCATTAGGCGGTTTTTATATAATTTCAAATCACAATAAAAATGCTGATGAAGAAAATGAAGAGACAATAGAAAAATTTACGAATAATGAAAAAAATATACCAATAAATTATCCTATTGTAAATAATAAAAGTTTAAATGATAACGTAAATAATTATCCTAACGCAAATCAATCAACGGATAAATATTTTGATTATAATATAACTAAAAAAGTTTTAGAAAATAACCCCACTGAGAGTGTAGGATCGAATAAAAAAGTTCATATGTCTTTAACCGGTGAACAAATAGATAATAATAATTTTGAACACAATAATATGGCTCCTTTTTTTGGATCAAAAACAAATGGTGCCAGTGTGTCGTCGGATATTGCGGAAACAAGATTAGACAATATGCAGGGCGCTGGTTCTCAAATAATAAAAAAACAAGAGCAAGCCCCTTTATTTAAACCACAAAATAATATGCAGCATTCTCATGGTATGCCGAACATGAACGATTTCATGCAGTCAAGAGTAAATCCAAGTATGCGAATGGCCAACATTAAACCTTGGCAGGAAGAGCAAGTGGGTCCTGGATTAGGAAAAGGCGCTTCTAAAGAGAGTGGGAACGGATTTAACTCGGGCATGGAAGCAAGAGAGCTCTGGGGTCCCAAAACCATTGATGAGTTAAGAACTAAAAATAATCCTAAGGAAAGTTTTACATTAAATGGGCATCAGGGTCCAGCAAGTTTCGCAAACAAATTATCTGGTAACACATTAACACAGGGTAAGGTAGAAAAAAATAGTCAGGATACATATTACGCAGTAGGTCCTGATCGTTTAATGACGACAACCGGTATTGAAAAAGCGCCCACTGCTCGTGGAATTGAGTTATTGCCGGATGGCAACAGAAATGAAACAAGTGCCGAATATTATGGATCAAGAGCTAATGGCGAACAGTCAATTTACACTAAAAGTGAGTATAGACCATCAACCAAGATTCAACTGCCATCAACTGGAATAATTAATCCGTCCGCAAAAGGCCAGTTCAACGCCAACCCAAATAATTACGGTGTTTCGGGATACAAACCGCTGCCAACAAATAGAAGTTCCACAAAACAACCAGACGAATTTAGACCAATCGGTGGGGCAATTACGGCGGTGATTGCACCATTATTGGATGTTTTACGACCTTCAAGAAAAGAGAATGTTATTGGTAACTTGCGCATTAACGGTAATGCTGGAACAACGGTATCTAACGCAAAAGTGTTTAATCCGGCAGATCGCACAAAAACCACAATTAGAGAGATGACCGAAAATTTAACAGAGGGAAAATATTTAAATGTTCAAAATCAACGTTCGGATGGTTATATGGTATCGCGACAGCAACCAGTAACCGTTCAAAGAGACACGACATCATTAGAATATTTGGGCAACGCCGGACCATCGAGCTATAAAGCGAATCAAACATACAACTCGGCGTATGAACAGCGCAATAACAATAAAAAAATTCATCAAAGTCATACCAATCAGGGAAATATGCAAATGTTAAATAATACCGAAAATCTTTCGGTAAGAAGGTCAGACAATGATAGAAATAATAATCGCATGTTTATTCCAAGCAATGGACCGCGTATCTTACCTTCAAAAGAAACGCATGGAAAAATGGGCGGTTCGCAGCAGTATGATAATTCAATATGCGCCGATCGTATTAACGAAGATATATTATCTGCGTTCAAAAAAAATCCTTATACACAAAGTCTTCAAAGCGTTGCTTAATTTAAATATATATTTATCAATATTGAGTTTAAATATATATTTAAATAAATTATCATGACTATTGAATTACATAAAAATATAGAATTAAAATTAGATTTTTTCTTAAAAAATAATAACGTGCCTAATATATTATTTCATGGACCTAATGGTAGCGGTAAAAGAACATTACTAAATAATTTTATCAATAAAATTTATAATAATAACAAGGAATTTATTAAATCATACGTTATGTTTGTTGAATGTGCACAAGGTAAGGGTATTAAGTTTGTAAGAGATGATATCAAATTTTTTGCTAAAACGTATATGAGATCTAACATGTTTAAATCTATTATTTTATTAAATGCCGACAAATTAACGATAGACGCACAATCTGCTTTAAGAAGATGTATAGAAGTTTTTAATCACACTACACGTTTTTTTATAATAGTAGAAGACCGTTATAAATTATTAAAACCAATATTATCAAGATTTTGTGAAATGTATATTCCGCTACCGTTTATAAAGAATAAACAGGTAAGTCTCCACAATTATAATTTAGGTGAACCATCGTATAACAAAATAAATTACACGAAAAACGATAAATTAAAAAAACTTATAGATAAATCATCTTTAACTGATAATAAGAATATAACAATATTGGCAAATAATTTATATGAAAAAGGTTACAGTGGTTTAGATATAATTACTTATTTAGAAAAAACAAAAATGTGTAATAAAAAAAAATATATGCTTCTTATTCTAATTGATAAAATTAAAAGAGAGATAAGAAATGAAAAACTATTAATATTAATTATATTAAATATAATATTTCGTTCTAATATTAATTTAGAAAATATTGCTTTTATGTAAATGGACGATTATTCGATTACGAGTTTAAATGAATCAAAAAATGAATGGTGTGCACGGTTAGTAAATATACTGACACCATGCGTATTAGACGGTTTAAAATCTATATTTAACGAAGCTATTGTTCTTTGCAACGATAATAACGAAGAAGAGAAGTATTTGATGACATTCCAAACTTTTTTAGGCAGAATACCGAATTGGAATAAAAATATGATCATAGACGAAAAAAAAAGAATCCAAGAAATAAGTAATTGTGGATATTTAGAAGAATTGATTACTTGTGTTCATATAATACAACTAAAAGCACTATCGTGTGTGCGAGTGGGAACAAAACAAAAAAAAATTGATATAGACATACCACCAATTGATGATTTCATTCATAAAATTTATATTTTCACTGCAAGAAAAGTCTATACAAATATTTATTTATTTGAGAAACACATTACACCATTATCAATTCAAAAGAATAATAGAGAGTTAGAAAATATTATAAAAGAGTGTATATTAGAAACAATAAGGGATTCTATACCAGTTGAAATATTATTAAGAGCATATATGGACGAGACCGAAGAGGAGAACGTAGAAATAAAAGAGGAAATTATTAGAACGCCCGATGACGACGAGGACGATAAAGATAAAGCCGTGCCACCACCAACCCCGGATAGCATGCCGCCACCACCAACTACTGATATGAATCGCAAAATTGTCGGTGATATAAATATAGAGACAGATACAGGCAATGATGTAGATGTATATGAAACCAATGTAACGCCAAGTATTAATGAGCAACTAACTTTTTCGGACGTAGATAACTCTGTTGATACTATGGGCAATGAGGAAAAATTAGATGCACCTAAAAATATTGAATATTTAGAAGATTTGGAAAGTAAAAGGAGCTACGATGATGAAGATGACGAGGAGGACGAAGAGTTAATAACTATAGGCGATAGTATTACGCTGGATGTAACAGATATTAATGATTTAAATGACAAGGATAGTTTAAAATTAAATGAATTAGTATTAAATGATATAGAAGTATTGTGATAATGCGTAATAATTATAAACCTAAAATTATTGTAATAATATAAAATGGAAAATACTTTTACATATAGTCTAATAATTTCGTTAATTTATATAATAATTAAGTTTATAGAAACGAAAACATTATTAAAAAATAATGATAAGACTATTAAACATTTAGTTAAAGATACTATCATTGTTTATTTGAGTTCGGTTTTAGGATTGTATGTAGTTCAACAATTAAATCCAGGAACAATAGCAACAATCGAACCAGGCGCTTTTACTACAAAGCCCGAATTTTAAATACAATAAATAAAGAGCATTATTTATTGTATTTATGTATTTATTGTATTTATTGTATTTATTGTATTTATTGTATTTATTGTATTTATTGTATTTATGATATCTCAATGTCATCTATATTAAAAATTTTATGTTTTTTTTTTTTTGATATAATATATTGTTCAAAAAACACATTTTGAATTACCATATCCGGTTTATGATTAGTAACGGTTCTTGCGATCATTTTATATAGTTTAAAATCTGGATATCTCTCTGAACCATTGTTTTTGTATAAAATATTTCTTTTTTTATCATCATAACACCAATCAATTATTATTTTAATAATTGGCGATGTAATATTTTTTATATCATCCAAGTCGTCAACGAAATAATCATATAATGAACATCCCAATCGACATAAATCAAAACTCAAATTTGGTTCAAGACGCGGCTTATTATTATTAAAATACGGTTCAAAATTATATAATGTAGCTGCATCTCCTTTAAAGTCGTAGCTATTGCTACATAAAATATTTCCTTTATATTTATAAATGGCCCTACCAAAATCAATAATTTTAAATATTTTACCAAATGTTGGTATTTTATAATACTTAGAATTGTATTTATAATACAAAAACTGTTTTTCTGTTTCTACATACATAATATTATTTGAATGTAAATCATTGTGGGTAAAACTAAAAAGTTTTTGATATGTTATCAATATTAATATTATTTGTGATACAAATGCACCTAATTCCTCTTCGGATATTTGGTCATCGTTAAATAGCGAATCTAATGTATTCTTACATTTTTCTAATGCGATTAATTGTATTGGAAATTTAAATAATTTAATGAATATTTCATCTTCCGATAATGTAGAATTTGAAACCGATGATTCGTCCTTGTCAGAACCACAATCAGAACCAGATTCGTCGTCGGGACCACCATCACTATCTACCTCGCTATTATTTGTGTTTGATGATCTTGACGAGCACGATGATCCAGATTCGTCTGTTTTATTCGATTTGTTTAAAACCGTTATATTATTTTCATATAAAACATTTGGTGTAAAAATATTTTTTGACAAATCATTGCTTATAAATAAATTATCAATATCTGATATGCTCGATATATCTGATAAATTCAGTATATTTTTATCGTCAATATCGTTACCTATTTTTAAAGGAAATTTATAATTTCTACTATCATAATTACTTACATTTAAATAATATTCATTCGTTATTTCGAACAGGCTATTATTATTCTTATGAAATTTTTCCGATTCGTGCAAATTCTCAACATCATCGGCAATATTAAAATAAAAATCATTTTTTATTCCTAAAAAAGAACCGTAAAAATCTGTTCCGTGCATAAAGTTATAATTATGCAATAATTGGCTTGTTAGATAATAAAAAAAACTATCAACGTATGCACTGTTGTTATAACTATACATATTTTCAGATATACTATCTTCAATATTATATTGAGGAAGGTTTAATAAATCTGAATGTGATAAATCGTAACTATTTGTAATAAATTTAATAGGATCTATTATCGGAGAGAATTTAAAGAAAACTTCTTTTTTATATTCAATTGATTTTTCATTTACTATGATTCCGTCATAAATATTATCAGTGTTTTTAGTTGTAATGTTTTTTAATGAATAATAATTATTTAAATTAATATTATCGTAATTATTTTCATTAAGATCAAAAAATTTTTTGTAAATTGGTATATAATTTTGTATTTTTTCAATATTTAATAATTTTACATCTTCTAAATTTTTAAATAATGGAGAATTATCATTTTTTCTATAATTAAAGTTCATAATTCTTTGGAATATAAATATAATTTAAATATAACTTATTAAATTGCGATAGAATTAAAATTATTTAAATATTTAATCCTATTAATAATAAATGACACTCGAATTAAAGAAATTCAGTATGAGTCAGATTACTTTTAAACCAGATGAAAATAAAGGTCCGGTTATTGTATTAATTGGAAGGCGTGATACGGGCAAGAGTTATCTCGTAAGAGATTTATTGTTTCACCATCAAGATATTCCTATTGGAACAGTTATATCGGGCACAGAAGCAGGTAATGGATTTTATGGAAGCCATGTCCCTAAATTATTTATTCACGATGAGTATAATACGGCAATCATAGAGAATATATTAAAAAGACAAAAATCGGTTTTAAAACAAGTAAAAAAAGAATTAGAACATTATAAAAAAACAACCATTGACCCAAGAACCTTTTGTATATTAGACGATTGTCTTTTTGATTCTTCTTGGACCAAAGATAAAATGATGCGTCTACTTTTTATGAATGGTCGTCATTGGAAAATAATGCTCATCATTACGATGCAGTATCCTTTGGGTATACCACCCAATTTAAGAACCAATATAGATTATGTTTTTATTTTGCGCGAACCTTATATTTCGAATAGAAAAAGAATATGGGAGAATTATGCCGGAATGTTTCCAACATACGAAAGTTTCTCTCAGGTTATGGACCAGTGTACCGAAAATTTTGAATGTTTAGTAGTTGATAATAATGCAAAATCAAACAGATTGGTAGACCAAATATTTTGGTATAAAGCAGAGCATCACAACGATTTTAAACTGGGCTCAAAAGAATTTTGGGAAGCGTCTAAAGGGTTGGACTCTGACGACGAAGAGGAATCGTATAATCCGTCCTCGGGAAGCACTATGCGCGGACCAAAGATTAATGTCAAAAAAAGTCGTTCTAATTGGTAGTTAAACATTCAACTTTTGGTCTGATGCACAAATTACTTTTAATGAAAGTTTCTTTGTCTATAGTAAAATTAAAACTACAGTCGTGCATTTCGGGCAACCGATGTTTCATACAAAACGTTTGGTTGCATCTGCACATGCCCATTGTAGTATCTATAAGCTTAATTTTTTTATTACAATCTTTATGATTACACATCGGTTTAGATTTAGCACTCGATTTATTAATATTCTTTTTATTTTCCATTTTAGTCAGTTTTTAATTATAGATTACTTCTATAATTAAAAATCAATTTTAATAAAATTAAAAATCAACCACGATTTTTATACACTTGGATTTTTATCAACGC